CGCTGAAGCTGATGCAGTCATACTCAACCTCGCAGATGGTAAACTTTGCACAGCCATCCAGTCGAATCGTGTAGCCTTGCAGCGCATCAATCTTTGCGCCCTCGATCATCAGTGTGCCATCCAGTTCGGATGTTGTGATGAATGTCTGCATGCGCTTGGTCGCGTTGTGCGTTATGGTTATCGTGTAGCTTTCCTCCGGTGTTACATAGCCGAACTGAATGCCGCCATTGCAAGCCGCAACGCTGATGCCTGAATCGAAACATGGTGAACATACGCTCATAAGTATCGCTTTAGAATTGCGTTTACAAAGTAACGGAAACAATCGAGAAAGTCAGCACGCTCGGCAATGTTTTTTCGATTGGTCTTTATGATGCTGCCATTCGCATCGCACTGCACTTGCTTCGCATCGAAGACGAATCCCTTGCAGCGCTTTGAGTTCACGCGGATGTCGAGCTTGCGCAGCGCTGCGTTGCAATCGATGCGGCTATTGTAGTGGGTTGGGTTAGCCGGTATCAGAAACTGGCTGTCGCTCATGCCGAGCCTGCGCTTAATCATCGTGTATGCGCTGGAGTTGTCGCGCTGTTGAACCGTGCCACCCTTACCCATGGCATCGCCTGTGATGCGTATCAGCCCCATCGGGATGCCGAGCGCAAGCACCGCATCGCAGAACGCATCCACGCTGCCCTTCTCAATCTTTATTTCATCCACCACCACCGCGCCTCTGCCAACGTGCTGCATCACAAGCGCACACAGCGGGTTGATGTTGAAGTCAACGCTGATGTGCACTGGCATGTTGCGGTTCAGCTGCACGCTGTCATCGATGTGCTTATCATCGCTCCACTCGTAGAGGAATGGATTCGCCACATCGTCCATTACATCCCAATCGCCCTCAACGAATCGAGCGTACTGCACAGGCGGTAACTCCTTCAGGCTCTCGAGGTACTCGGCGGGTATGTGCGGGTTATCGGTAATCTTGCTCGGGATGAATGTCCAGCGCTCGGGCAACGTGCCCTCCTTATAGCGCTCGTAGATGATTGACTTCACCCAGTTGTTGGCTGGGTTGCAAGTTGCCAGGCACACGATCGGCGGCTGGCCTATTGCCTTGTTCCAACTGCCGATGCGTTCCTGAACTTTGTAGAATGTTTGCTCTTGCAGCTCGTTAACTTCATCCAAGCCCGCGCCATTAACCTCGAGGCCCTTGAAGCGGTTCAGGTCTTTGTCATCGTCAAAGCTCTCAGCCATGAACAGCAACTCGCTGCCATTGATGAAGGTCACTACTTTCGTGTCGCGGTTCCAGCTCTCAACGTACTGGTTCACGCCATCTTCAAGTATCGAGTTGAACGATGGAAAGGTTGTGCGCTTCAGGTCGGGCAGGCTGCGCCGAATAATCACCCAACGGCTGCGCGGGTATTGCAGCGCAAGGTAGCTCAAGGTAAGCAACAGCCAATACGTTTTGCCGCCACGAATTGCCCCACCGAATACGATGACACGGTATGCGCCTGACTCAATTGCCTCGAATGCTGTGGTCTGCCTGCCGGTGAGTTCGAAGTTCATTAATCCTCCTCATCATTCGGGTCGGGCATGCAGTCGATAATGTGGCGAAGCACCAGCACCAAGCAGTATGCAAGCCCTACCATGAACAGGGTGAACAGCACTCCGATGCCGATGGCCTTAAGCATTGCCATCCTCTTTCGTCTTGATGATTACCAACGGCTCGGTAGTCTTGAGCGTGGTCTCATTTGTCTGCTTCGGCTTGCCGTATGCGCGGTCGAGCAGCAACTCGGCGGCGCGGGTATCGCCCTTCTTCGCCCTTGCGTGCATCGCGTTGAGTATCTCTTCAGCGGCGGTTAGCCCATCCTTGCCTTCCTTGCCGAGCACGTTAGCCAAAAGCACATGAAGCTCGGGTAGCTTTGGCCTGCCAACATTCTTCGTGTTGCCTGACTTCAACTTGCCGCCGTTTCTGCCTTCTCTCATTTTACGAGTTTTTACGAGTTTACCTTCTACGTGCTTTGCGGTACTTCTCAGCCTCTGCCAGTGCGATTGCCTGCGCTTGCTGCGGTGGATATCCCTCGCCAATTAGCTTGCGGATATTCATCGAAATGACCTCTTGGCTGTCTCCTTGAAATAGTGGCATGCTATGATGTGATTAGTTCGGTAAAGATACGGCTTTCGTGCTGTGCGTTAAGGCTGTGGCCATTGGTAACGATTTGATTGTATTGCCGTGGGTAGATAACGAGGTTGTGTAGCTTGCCCGATGCGAATACTTTGCATGTGTAGGCGTTGTTCTTATCGCGGTCCTCGGTTGGCAATATAACGCCGAATTTATACTCGGGTTCATCGGTTGGCAGAATCAGCTTGTTAACCTCTTCAAAGCCTTTCAAATCCTTTTCAGTGAATGCCACGGCTATATCGTACTCCAATCCCGGGTGCGTAAGGTAGCCGAAATAATGCGGCTTGCCGTTCACCTCTGAATCAATCAATACTCCGGCTCTTAATCTTCGTGTCATAGGTTGTATGTTTCGTTGTAGTATTGTTCGGCTAAATTTTCATTAGTTAAATCATTGTAACCTTCTGCATTTTTCCAAGCATCAATTATCTGCTCCTTCTCCATTGCTTTGGCTTGGTTAAATGCAACTGTATTCTTAATGTCAATCTTGGTATGGTGCTTTTCCAACTCTTCAACCAACCACTCAACTGCTGTCTGCTTCATAGGTTGTATGTATCAATGCGTTTCTTTCCCCTTCTTAACCATATCGATGAATCGCTCCATCATTGCCGCGTAGAATGTGTTGAAGTCCTTATGCCCTTCGGGTGCGTGTTCAAAGAGCACGTAGAGTGTTGATCGTAACCGCTGGCTCGGTGTCTTGCTTCCAAGCTCGGCGGCATCGAGCTTCAGGTTGTTGAGTAGCTGTTCATCGTTGTAGTTGAACTGCTCGCCTTTGAATGCCATCACACCTACGCCACCCATCCACTGGTTGAACAGTGCGCTCGTTTGCTCGGGTGAAAGCTCCTGCGTTCCGATTGTAACCTTTATCGTCTTATCGCGGCGCGTTGCTACCGATTCAATCGCACATGGTATGGTTAAGAGCTTAGCATCCATATTCAGGAATATTGCGCTTAGGTTCGTTCTTAGGGTTTGTCTTTAACCCATCCATGTAATCGTAAACCATACGGCGAATCGTTGACTTATGCGATTCGGGAACGCGGAAGGTAATGTTAACCGTTGGCTCGCCATATAGCGGCTTCGCTCCAGCGCCCTCGCGGTAACCCCCTCGCCCTGTCTTTATGTTTTCACTTGACTCCATTGAATTAAGCATTACATGCCTGCAAAGATAAGTATTTATTTGATTGTGTGATGCATTTCGATGCCGTTTTTTTTCAAAAGCATCAGCCACCCATAGCAGCGTTTGAGGTATGCCTTGCGCACAAATGAGCCATTAGGTGCGTGTTTTAAGTGCGATGCGTATGATTGGTGCGTTCGCGTGGTGCTGTGGTATGTTACGCATCCATCTTTTATCGTTGCCTCACTCGGTTCGTAGTTATTCATGCGCTCGATTAGTTGCTCTTCGATTGTCATTAGAAAGGGCTTATATCAAAACTTTCATTCGGCTGCATTGCCTTTGGCTCGAGCTCAACTGGTAGAAAAGTGCTGCCACCACTCGAGCCGGTATCGTGAAAGCTCGTTAGCGTGCTGTTATGCTTAAAGCGTACCTCACCAGTTGAACCTTGCCGATGCTTCTCGAATAAGTAAAACACATCGGAGCTATAAGGGTTGCCAGCTTCATCGTTCAATCCGTAGTATTCAGGTCGATAGACGAACATAACAGTGTCGGCATCCTGTTCAATGCTGCCCGATTCGCGAAGGTCTGAGAGTATCGGTCTTTTATCAGCGCGTTGCTCGACCTGCCTGCTTAGCTGGGCAAGTGCGATTATTGGAATGTTTAACTCTTTTTGTGCGGCTTTCAATGTTCGGCTTATCTCTGCGACCTCAGCCTCGCGATTACCGCCTCTGAATCCCTCGATTGTCATCAACTGAAGGTAGTCAATGATTGCCCATTTGCAATTGTTCTTACGTGCCTCGCGCCGCATTATGCGTATTGCCTCATGCACACCACATCGCGGCTTATCGTAGATTGTGATGGGTAACTTCTCAACTAATCCGATCGTGGTTTCAAATGCGTGTAGCTCGGGCTGCGATAGGTTCCCATCGCGTAGGCGTGCGCTATTAATCGCATCGTTCGCGTGTTGAAGTATGAGCCGCTGGCAGAGCTGGCTTTGATTCATCTCGAGGTTGAAGTATATGCCCGCCTCATTGAACTGGCAGGCGTGGTATAGTGCGAGGGCGGTCTTACCCATCGATGGGCGGCCTGCTAATATTATAAGCTCGGGATGGAAGCCCCCGGTGAATCGGTTAAGTGCTGCGATGCCGGTATTGAGCCCGCTCGTCTTACCGCTTTGGTGCAATGCAGCGCGGCGGTAGTATGCTTGTCGCTCTTCGTGGGTGAGCTGAAGTGTTGTTATGATGTTATCGGTAGGGCTGCCATTCTCGATCAGTGTATTGAGGCGCTTGATAATGTTTACGGCTGTTTCACCTCCGCTCTTTAGCTTACCTAATCCGAGTGCCTCTTCGGTTAGGATGTGGTTTATATTGCGTTTGATGTGTTCATCTTTGAGAATACTGATGTACTCATTGATCGGCTCGGAGTAACTAAGCTCATTGCCCCACTGGGTAACGCTGGCAATCTCATTAGCCGTAAGTGTTTTTTCGGTTAATGCATATTTGCCGAAGGTAACAAATGTCGGCTGCTTGCCGTCCTTCATTATCGCGTTTATGACCTTAAATGCTTTGAGGGCTGTATCGTCTGCGAAGTGTTCATCGATAAGCTGCGGCGCAATTTCCTTGTAGTTATCATCGCCGTTAAGGCAAAGAAACATTAGGGCCTGTTCGATTTTAGGAATTGGTTTCATTTAACTAATGAAATTTTTGAAATGTGAATAAGGTTATTAAAATCTTCATAAACCCGAACCATTAAACCATCAATAACTTCTAAAACAGTTAATGTTTCTCCGTAATTGTTTTTTACTTTCGTTCCTTTTGTTAGTTGTGTGTTCATTGTGTAAGTGTTTGATTGTTTAACAG